TAGTAAGCAATCTTATTCCGTACCCTATGGTTGGGGGTGCAATTTCTGCGCTTAACGAAATGGGCGGCGTGGCTGCACGTAGGCTGCTGCAAAACAAAGAGATCACAGGGGAAGACTTTGATCGGATAAGCCAAGCCTACGACCGAGTTGAGCAGGGGCTGACATATCAGCCTAGGACTGAACGAGGTCAAGAACGCACAGAGGACGTAAATTCTGTAGTACAAAACTATGTGATTCCGGGGCTTATGGCTATGGAAGGGTTACCGCCTATCCATATCCGGCCTTCAGTCGACTACATCCATGCGCAGACCAAGGACTTGCTAAGTAAGGGTGTGCCCCCGGAGCAAATACCGTCTTACATCCACCAAAGCAACTTGCCGATGTATGAAGCTCTGGCTAAGTCCAAAGGATTCTTGACCCCCGAGGCTAAAGCCGAAGCCCCTGTTGCGGAGCCCGCACCAGCTATTACGCCTGTTGCGGAGCCCCCACCAGCTATTACGCCTGTTGCAGCACCTGCTGACATACAAGCAACGATTGACCGCCACATACAGAATGGTATACCCGAAGCAGATGCCCGTCGACTGGCCGAAAGCCAAGTTGCTACTCAAGATGTAGTCGACCAAGAAACAGGAGAGATTACTAATGTTGCAAGACCTAACGCCGAGCCAGTTGGAGCAGGCGCTGAAGTGGCTGTGGAACCAAGCGGAGGAGCCGCCGAAGGAATTGGACAGCCTGAACGAAATGGAAATGTTCCTGCTGTCGAGGATGTTGGACACGCTGCTGCAGGAGAAGGACAACAGCCCAGTGCACTAAAAGAAGGTGAAACTCCTGCCCCTGAAGCCGTCGAAGCAAAAACGGAAGAACAACCCTACACGCCAACCCCCGAAGACCTGCAGAAACAACAGGCTGCGTTCGAGGCTAGTAGAGAAAAAGTCAAGCAAATAGCAAAGCGCAATTTTGATACTGCAGTTGACCAAGTAAACAATTTTGACTACGGTGGAAATTTAGATGCAGCGCTTGATGCCTATCGAACAAATATGTTCGATACGATAGCGGAAGAGGGCATCAATAAATATGACCCCGATCAACCATTTTGGATTAGGGCGGCAGACCGTGAATTTGACCGCTTAACTGAAGAATACAAAGCCAAGCAAGAAACAAAGGAAAAACCTAGTGTCACTGAGACCCCTGAAGCCGTCGAAACAAAACCGGAAGAACCGCAAGCAGCCGCAGCCGAGCCAGTAACTGAAGCCCCTGCTTCAGAAGAGCCAGCGGTTAAACGTGGTCGGCCTCCCCTTGCGCTAACACCTGAAGAGCGCATTGCTCGAGTGCAGGAAAAGAAACTGCAACGCAGTGCCTACATGAAGGACGACCGGGCTATTGCTAAATACTCGGATCAACTGGAAGAAGCAATCAAGCCTTTGGATGAAGGCGAGTACGAAAACGACGAAGCATTAGCTGAAGCGCAAAACGATCAGCGAGCCAACAAGCTCGATGCCGTGCGTAACCTGCTAGAAATTGAGCAGCGTCAACGTGGGACTGCAGCGGGCAAACGCGCTAAGGACATCCTTAATAACCGCAACAAGATTACCCAAGCCGAGATTGATAACATCAAGCGCGGCAATGAAGTGCGTAAGCGGGCAGGGATAGCCAACAAAAATGACTTCTTAGGCACTGCAACTACGCCGCTTAGTTCTACCACTGGCGTCACTACGACTGAAGCCGATCCTAGGTTCAAAGCTTTTACCAATGGTGCACAGGTAATCAACCACATCATTAAGACTGGTAATCCATTCGAAAAAGTTTTGGCCCAGCGCCTGCGCAATGTTGTGCGCAACGTTAAGTACACAGTTGTTGAAGACGGCGACGTTCTGCACCCAGACCTAATCAAACACGCAGACAGTTGGGATCAAGCACGGGCAATGTACGTTCGTGACCCTATTACTGGTGAAGGTCGAGTCTATGCTCGGGGCGCTAGTTTTGGCGCTGACCACGGTATTGGTCGAGGCGATGGTTTGCATGAGTTCTTGCACGCTGCGCTACAACAAAAGATTGACCTTGCGATGCAGGCTTTGGAGCGGGGGCACTCTCTTGACTCTAAACTTGTTAACGCCTACCGCGATCTAGAAAAGATTGTCGAGGAAGCCAAAGCCGAATACATCCGCAAGCTGCGTGCGGGTGAAGATATCCCTGCGCGTATTGACAGCTTAATTGACCACAGCGAGTTCTTTGAGAATCCGCACGAGTTCATTTCCTACAGCTTGACCGAGCCTGTTGTCCAAAGATTCTTGATGGATGCAATCGGCAAGAAAAAGGAGAGCCTGTTCACCAAGTTCGTTAACTTCGCACGTGAGGCACTCGGCATGGGCAAGGGCGACATCAATGCCCTTTCTGATTTGCTTTCAGTTACCGACACCACACTCAGCGCACGCAAGACTGCAGACATGCGGCTGGTGGAACAAGGTGATATGCAAGCTCATGCACTTGACGCAGCCCGCACTAACCGACCACCTCTGCTTGCAGCTAAACAAAACCAACAGGCTACGACCAAAGGTTTGAAAGCGGTAGAGAATAGCCGAGAAGGTTACGAGCTGGGCAAGGCGACTTCTTTCCTGCAGGGACTGCGTGACCCACGGAATCTGGCCCCGGAAATCAAAGCCTTGTGGAGCAGCATGGACTATAACGCCCGTGCTCTGTTTACTCACATGATGGACGGCGAAGGACTAGCTACTACATTTGGGGAAAAACTCCCTGCGCTAATAGACGTAAACAAAGGGTCGCAGCGCATGAGCGGCACAACGGAAGGACTCCTAAAAGGGGTTGCTAACCAAGCCGACGCTATCGTTAGCTTCTTCCGTGAGCACCCAGAAGAGCGCACTAAGTTTGAGAACTTAGTCAACGGCACGACTCTAGATCAGTACGACCCATCGCAGCCGGGTAACAAAAAGAATCAGACCTACGACGCCATGTATGCGTCACTTCCTGAGCAGGGTAAACAACTGTACGCACAACTGCGTCAGTACTACCAAGACATGCACCAATACCAACGGCAGATTTTGGCCGACCAGATTGACCAACTGAATTTACCTGCAGGTGAACGCCAAAAGATTATGAAAGAGTTGCGCCATATCTACGAGAAGGACAGCAAGATTGAGCCGTACTTCCCTCTGATGCGCTATGGCGACTACGTGCTGAAGTTGAATAAACCGGGTAGTAAAGAATACGTATCCTTGCGGTTTGAAAACATGCGTGAGCGTGAACGGGCTGTTGAGCGCTTCGTCAAAGATATGGGCCGTTCTAAATTAGAACTGCAGCAAGACGGGCTCTTAAAAGTAGAGAACGACATCGGCAGCACTCAACTACGAGGGACTATTGAGCGTTCTAGCGAATTGCTGAAGTCCATCTACTCTGCAATTGAGAACTCTACCCAGATGAACAAAGAGGCTTTAAAAGATACGATGTATCAAGCCTATTTAGCAACTATGCCCGAGCAGAGCGTGCGTAAGCAGTTCCTGCACCGTGAAGGCACAGCAGGTTTTAGTTCTGACATTCTGCGCAATGTGAACACCAGCGGTATGCGTATGGCTACTCAGTTTGCTCGCCTCAAGCACGCCCCTGAGATTCGCAATGCTTTAGAGTCGGCACGCATCCAACTTGAAGGCCAAGAGGAATATACACCTGTCGTAGCACGCATGGCTGAAATGTCAGCCGACTCTTTGCAACCTAAAGAAATGGGTGGGTTGGCGCTTGCTGCGGATAGGGTAGCAGGGTTAATTACTAAGGCGTCGTTCCTAAAGTACTTGTCTGGCTGGAGCACTGCATTCATGCAGCCTCTGGATATTTTTGCCAAGGGTGCACCAATCTTGCTCGGTAACCACGGCCCCCGAGCTATCCCAGAGCTATCTAAGATGGCTAAGTTGTGGAATCAATTTGGCGTAGCTGAAAAACTCCCCAACGGAACTACTCGCTACCGTATGCCTAGCATTGAGTTTGCTAAAGGTTTGACTGCGGATGAGCGCAGGGCTGTTCGGGATATGGGCATTACCCGTGATACGTTGGCCAATGAAGTCTATAGCCAAGCCCGTAAGCCTGTATCTAAAGTAGATTCGAAAGGCGTGGAGATTGCTAAAGATGCTGCAAACATGCTGGTGTTTGGCGGCTTGCTGCACCACGGTGAGCGTCTGTCTCGTGAAGTTGTTTACCTTACCTCCTACCGACTGAGTCGGCTCGAAGGGTTGGCGCACGAAGCAGCAGTGGAGCGAGCTGTAAACGAAACCAACGAAACTTACGGCAACTACTCTACGTACAACCGCCCGATGCTTATGCGTGGGCCCGCAGGTCGCTTGCTGACCATGTACAAATTCTTCCCGTTGGTGAGCACCAAGATACTGGCGGGTAACTTCTTGCGTATGCTGCCGTTCATGAATAAAGAAGGCAAGGCTGCTGCGGCTACTAAATTCTTTGGCGTTATGGGTAGTCACGCTTTGCTTGGCGGCGTCGTTGCGCTGCCCTTGTTCAGCGTTGTTATGAATACTCTCGGCGCTGCATGGAACGCATGGGGTCGAGACCCAGATGCCCCCGATGAGATGAAAGAGAAAGACTACGAAACTTGGTGGCGCACTGAGTGGTTGCCGAGCGTGTTGGGTGATACTAAGCTTGGAGATTTAACCGACTTGGTTGAGCGAGGCGTAGTTAATAAGATTACTGGGTTGGACTTGTCTAACCGTATCTCATTGAACGATATGTGGTTCCGTGAACCCTCTACCCCCGGCAAGACGCTGAAAGAAAGCATGATGAACTGGGGCTTGATGTTTGGCGGTGCGGGTGCGAACGCTGCCCTAACTTATGCACAGGGCTTCCAACTTATGTCTAACGGCGACTATGAAGCTGGCTTAGAAAAGATTGCCCCCGGCTCGATCAGCAATATGCTTGCTGCCCACCGCATTGCTACACGCGGTATTCAGGACACTCTGGGTACGCAGTTAGTAGAACCCGGCCAAGTACCAGCTATGCAGGTTGCAGGTCAAGCAGTCGGCTTCCGTCCAGAAGCTATTGCTGCTGCACAAAACATTGCCATTAAAGCGGGGGCTGTGGGTAAGGGTGTGTCGGTAGAAAAGGCCCAACTTGAATCTCAGCTCAAAGATGCTTACCGCAAGTCGATCGACTTCACACGTCCGCCAGAAGAGCAAGAGCGCTTTGACCAGATTTTTAGTGACTTGATTAACGACAAGATTACTGACTTCAACATGCGCAACCCAGAGAATGAGATTACTCCGAAGGCGTTGGTGGACATGATTAACGCAGATGCTAAAAACCGTGGAATGCGTGAGGCTAACGCCGGTGTGCTTCTCAACAAGAAGAACGTCCGTGTATCTGGGGCCGCTGCGGATAGAGCAGCCGCAATCTTGGAAAAGGCTTACCCCCAAAAATAACCCCCGCACTAGGCGGGGGCAAAGTCCAATCAAGGAGAGAGTGAGTTAGCAACTGCGGGGAGCTAACAGTGTTAGTGTACCCTAGACTCTCCAGACGCGCAAACCTTTGATGCCGTCTTCTATGGATACTTTGGCAATCACTTTAATTTTCAAGCGCCTGCATACTTTCATCAACGTTGCCTTTGCGGTTTGGTGGTCGATGCAGGGTACAAAGAAGCTGTACCCCTTTCGAAACTTAGACCAGTCAATGTTGTACGTCACCGTCTCGATTATCATTTTGCTGCACTAAGGTATCCAGTTGTAGGTACTCAGAGGACGAAGCATCAAAATGTAAGACACGCACTGGGGGTGACACCAGCTTCATGCCCTTGGACATCCGCTTGTTTGTGCCCTCTTTAAAGATGCCCATCGTGGTCAGCTCTTTGAGCGTATTCTTGTAGTTGATCTGTTGCTTAACGCAGAAGTCCTTAAATGGTTTGGCCGCAACATACAGGGCTTTGTTGTCTGGCTCGTAGCGTATGAGCAGTTCTCCCCGTGGCTCAGCCAAGGGCATCGCCGACAGGCTCGTCCGTGCGTCAACTTCACCGTTCACAACCAGAGCGTTGTTGATATAGCTGTTCAAGAACTCACCGAGGATAGTCAACGGGGTTGAGTTTGGTGGCTTAACTTCATGGCGCATCTCACTCAACATACCCTTCAGCCATTCGTAGATAGCCCGCATGTTGTAGTTGTGAAGGCCCAGCTCCATAGCGATCAAGCCCCCTGCGATATTGCAAGCGCACAGCGCAGACCAGAAACGTTCCTTTGCGGTGAACTGAACTTCCTTGTCCAGCCGTGCTTGGATTCGGCGCACCAGAGCGATTGAGTCTTCTAGGTTGTTGACCAAGTATTGCATGTAGGGTTCTCCAGCATGGCCGTAGTTTTCCCGCAGTTGATGGTCAAACATCTCCTTGCCTTCTTGGACTCCAATCACAGTTGTCGGCTTGATCTCATACTCAAGTAGACGCATGGACTCACCGTCCGGAGTATTCTTTGCTGCCCCAAGTTTTTCGTAGAAGCTTGCGTTAGCCGAGCACAAAGTTATGCCCTGCCAAATGGTGTTGTTGGTGCGCAGGGTATTGGTCTGCGCATTCATGCGGTTCTTGCCCCGGCCCTGACTGATGCTGTATGCAAGGTCGGAGAACTCCATGCCCGACATATTTGTGATCTCGTCGATCGTGTTGGCTAAGTTGTTCATGACGCCGAGCGTGTGAATTTTGGATGCGTAAGTATCCTTAAACATGGATGTCAGCTCTTTGGGTTGCCCGCAGATGCTGTTGCACATAAACAAGGCAGTCGACTTACCCGAGCCAGACTCTTTGTGGATCACGTTAATGATTGCGCCTTCCAGCCCAGTGAACTTCAGCAGGGGCGAACCGAACCCAGTCAGCGCCGCAAATGCGTGGGGCTCCAAGCCGGGGCGAGCGTACATGTTGAACGCTTCCTTCCATTTCTCAAACGAACCCTTCACGTGAATCTTTGGCGCTACGTCCTTAGTAGCTTCTGATGGCGGGCTGTAGAACACGCCGTCCTTTGTGATCTCTCGATCGCCGAGAATGAACTTGCTATTACTCTCTACCCATCCAAATTGTGTTCTCATCATTTCAGCCTTTTTCAAATATTGCAGGTTCTTAATAAACGAAATAGCGTAAGCGGCTAGGTCTTCGTATTTCTTGTTGTGCGCAACGATGCCCTCAAAGGCAAGCGCCTTGCGCATCTCTTCCTTCCCCGATACTGCGGTCATAGGCACAGTAAACTCACGCACTCCGTCCAGAGGCAGGTGCGCACGGAACAGAATCACTTCACCAGCATCAGGGTCACGCATCCGCTTGACGACATAGAAGTCATGCTCGTACACAAGTATGGGTTCTTCCTCCTCTTCGGAAGGCTTCTTATACACACCGCCGTTCTTGCCCCGGAAGTATGGGAACGGATACTCAGGCAGTTGGTAGTGGATGACTTCTCCGTCTTCTTCCTGCACTTCAATTTCGGTATCGTCGGATTCCTCAACCTCAATACCCAGAACGATCGGCGACTTGATCTTGCCTCTATGGACACAGCCTTCGCATCCTGTTGGGTTTAGCTTTTGGAATGTGGCGCAGTGGTGCGGGCCCCCACGCTTTTGAATTTGTGCAACCTTCTCGTCGACCTCACCCTCATCGTAGTTGGGGTATTGGTTTGACATCTTGTGTGATGCCCATTGCGAGTCAGTGCAGAACGCAGTGATCGAAAGGGCCGAGCGCCACAGTGGTTCGTCGATTGTGGCTTGGTTCTCGTAGCAATAAAGCAGTTGTGGACAGCCGACATCTTGTGCCGACTTAATCATGATGTTCTTAAAGCGTTTGACTTTGTTGCCCATCAGGGCTTCCATCATGGGGCTCAGCGTTGTGGGTATGAACGCAGGGCGTTCTGCTTTTGGCTCGGGTGCGCCAAGCAGCTCTTTAAATTGTTCGTAGGTCAGCGGCGTTGTGTTCTCATTCAGAACCTCTACCAGCTTTGCATCGTTGTTCTTGAAGTTGTATGTGCCCGGTATACGCAAGACACGGGAGGCTTCAAAGACTGAAGGGTCAACGATCAACCCTTGCTCTACGCATAGCTCACGTAGTCGGTGGGAGAGTGCTTCCCAAGGTGCACGACTTGTTGTTTGGTCGAGCAGCCAGTATGCGTGAATACCGTAGCCGGAACTCACCAGAATTGGTTGTGGTAGGCCGACAGCCTTGCAGAACTTCTTGAACTCAGTGAGCCCAATTGTTTGGTCGAGATAACCCTTGATGATGCCCTTCTCGTCCGGCACACCCTTAGTGGGGCCGCAGTCGATGTCCATCCACAGTGCACGGAAGTACAGTGCGTTTTCATGGGTGCGGTTATTTTTATCTCCGAACTTGGCACAGCCAAAGAAGGCATCTACTTTGCGTCGGACAAACTCGTCGGCGATCTCGTCAACTTCTGCTCTGGTATCCACAAACCTTTGGTCTGGGTATTTCCCAACACCAAACACGCAGTACCTACCTTCCGGTGGTAGCACCGCTTCTAGCAGATCGAAAGATGACATATTAAACTCGGTTGTACTGCTTGACGAGGTGCGTGTACCGCTGGATAGGCTCAACTAAATTCTTGACAGGGGACGAGTCCCCCTTGAACCAGTTGTAGACAGTCATGCGGCTGACACCGAAGTATTCAGCCACATCGTTAACGCTTATACCAGCACTGATACACGCACGACCCAAGGCTACGCCGGGTAACTTAACACTTGCCGATTTATTGGCTTGTATCAAATTCTGGCTGTAACCATAGCTCATGAATTACTCCTCAGTCCAAGCTTTGAGTACGGAGTCCAAGTCCTTCTTTGCAGTTGGCGTTGGGTCAACCTTCTTCTCACGCTTCACAGGTTCAGCAACTTCTTCAACAGGCTCGGCCTTGGGCAGGGCAGCTTTTGGCTTTTCCGCAGGGGCTTCGAGTTGAGGTTGTCGGCCCGACATATCCGCTTGGTACGGAGTCATGACGACCATCTTCTGAACTTCGGGTGCTGATGCTACCTTGCTGGTAACAGAGTATTCGTGCTTGTTGATGAACCGCACAGGCGTGAACAGAATGGATTGATTGTCGTTGTCTTCGTTGAAGGACAACTTGGTCACCACGTAGTCCAAGCTCTTGCCGTTGTTCGACAGGTACTTGCAGTAGGTCTCGAATGGGTGGGTGCGGTCATCCACGCTGTCACCAAACAAAGACTTAGAAGCCAGATTCATTTGATAGACTTCGCCTTCCAGAGAAGTACCAAAGTCTTCTTCAAGCGTCACAGCAATGCGGCGTGAGTAGCGGCAAGCTTTGGAGTTGCCCTGACCAGAGCCCTTGATGTTTTGAGCGCAACTATCGCAACGATCGGATTGGGGTTTAGCCGCACCTTCGTCTGGGGTACGACCATCGTTCGAGAAGCAGTCAGGCGCAGTGGGTTCTGCGTCGGCAGTCCACATCTTTACGTAGAAGATTCGCCCAACGTGCGGCGATGCGTTGACAACCACGACGTTCAAGTCGCCTTTGATTTTGCCCATTTCTTCTTTACCGACAACCTTGCGGAAGATGCCGTTCTTGGGCACGATGCGCTTGACACCAGTCTTACCAGCCAATTGTTTGGTAAGGGCACTGACACCTGCGGTTTGCAGAAAGTCGGGGAGGTCTTGATCTAACACTGTTAGGTTACTCATTTCATTGTTCCTTTGCACGTCTAACTACCACGGAATAAGAGTTCTCCACGTTGAGACCAACGGGGAGTTTGTTTGGATTCTCTTGAAGAAACGCCTTCATGTTTGTTTGATGAATGCGCTTCTCTAACAGGCCGAATGCACCCTCATCTTCGATGAAGTCGTACATTGAATCCCAATCGTTCGTCCAGTACCGTGACTTTACCGAGCGAATGATTG